ACCCGGTATATCCCATCCTTCTTCATAAGGATTAATAAAGTTAACACCTAGCGCAGATAGGTAATGCATCCATTTAGATACATCAATATTCATTGATTTAGGTATCTAAGTAATATCCATATTTACTACTTTACCTTTATCTCTAGCCATTGCAAGTTCTAGACGATACCAAAGTACAATATACATATACTGTAATGGTTTCATCATACTTACTAAGGATCTTGGTCTACTGTTAGTATTATTATATATTACACCAGTATAAGGCAATCTTTGTGAGTTAGGATTATCAGATGATACATATTGATATTCAACTGGTTCTATACCTATATAAAGATCTTCTCCAGCTCTATATCCTTCCCATGTTTCAATGATCCATTTCCATTCAACAGATATTTCCATACCTGTTTCCTTGTATGTCTCATCTACTTCATATGTTTCAGGCATACCTGTTTCTGGATCAATTATAGTAACAAATCCAATCTTCTTAAATGACTTCCAACATACATGATATACTTTGATATTATCTCCACTACCATCAAATGGATTAGAACTAAAACCATTGATAGTATGAGTTTTAATATGCGGATAATCTAATGATGTTTTTCTTACTTCAGGATTAATGCCTCCTTTAGCACTATCACTCATCATATCAAGTAACTCATTCAACTGCTTCTCTGTCATCTTATCATACAGTCTATCATACAGTTCAGTTACTGACATATTCATTTCATAGCAACACCATTGTGCTTCATGAATAAACTCTAAATCTGATGTTTCAGTGTCATAATCAAAGTAAATAGGATTGATACGTTCTAGACACGGTTCTCCATTTACTATACCTATGTAGTATATTTCTTCCCCACCTACTAATGCATCTTTCCAACCTTTAAAAAACTCATGATTAATGTTGAGTTTATTCTTTAAGTACATAAGACTATGATATGCAGTAATCTCTGCAATATCCTTATAGTCTTTACTCATGTATTTCTGTATCTGTTCTGGTGGCATAATTTCACCAGATTGCAAAGCTTCTTGGTATCTAGCCTATTCTTCAGGTCCTAGTTTACTCATGATGGTAGCCTGAATATAGTCCATCAACATCTATTTAGCTTTTTCCTGTAACTCACTAGTTGCTATCTCACTAGTACGTACTACCTTAAAGTTAAATGGTCTCTTAGTCTCTTCACCTAACAATAGGTCTATTTTAGGCTTGATTATATTATAGTCCTAAGCCATTGCAGGAAATCCATCCTATTGTTTAAATGGATTAGTAACGTACTTAAGATCTTTCTCATTATAAATACTATTGTAAAGATCATAGTAAGTCTACATCTCTTCCTTGCGAGTTCTGGTATTACCATTTCTAGAACCTCCTTGACTGTGACCTATAATGTAATCTACACAAGATTCTCTCCAGTCTTGAGTCTTCTTAGACATTGGCAATTTCTGTATAGGAAATTGATTGATATTTTTCATAGTTAAAACATATATGCTTCTATATTATCATTAGTAATATCATCGTCATGATACCACTCTTGAGTAAAAATAGGTCCATCAAATAGTACC